TCGTTGCCTCTTATGGAACTTTTTCTACAGGTATCAATATTAAAAACCTCCATAATGTTATCTTTGCCTCTCCAAGTAAGTCCAGAGTCAGAAATCTTCAGAGTATTGGACGAGTTCTTAGAAAAGGAAAAAACAAAGTAAAAGCAAATCTTTACGATATTGCAGATGATTGTTCAACAGAATCAAAAAGAAATTATACACTAAATCATTTTATAGAAAGAATTAAAATTTATAACGAAGAACAATTTAATTATGAAATAATCACCATCAAACTAAGAGGAGAAATATGATACAAGACGACTTCTACGCAACAGTCAAATTAAAAACTGGAGAAGAACTCTTTGCTAAAGTAGCAGCCACTGATGAGGATGATAAAACTTTTCTTCTTATTACTAATCCAGTAATTGTTAATGAAATTAAGGGAAAGTTGGGTATTGTAGGATACAAGGTTGAACCTTGGTTAAAAACCACTACTGATGATATGTTTGTAGTAAATTTAGATGATATTCTTACGTTGTCTGAATCTGCAGACATAGAAATGATTATGATGTATCAAGATTATGTTAGACAATCTGAAGATACGACTCCTAATCATCAAAAGATAGATCGTAAAATGGGATATATTGCTAATGTTAATGACACTAAAGAATTGTTAGAAAAAATCTTTAAGAGTAAGTAAGTTACTTATAGCTTTCCTATCAACCCTAACAGAGTTATTCTACAGAGTATTTGATACCTTGTCAAGTATTAGTATAGATGATATAATCTATACATATTATGAGACACGTTATGATACAACCAGGTATGACCAAGAGAAAAAGGTCGGAGCATTACGTAAACAACAAAGAGTTTCTTGCTGCTCTGGTTGAATACAGAAGTAATGTAGAACTTGCCTACTTTAAAGAATTTGGTAAAGATCTCTGCGAGCAAGAAAAATCAGAGAGAGCAAAGTCTTGGAAAACAAAACCTCCCATTCCACGTTATATTGGTGAGTGTTTCTTGAAGATTGCAAATCACTTGTCCTTCAAACCCAACTTTGTGAACTACATGTTTAAGGAGGACATGATTTCGGATGGAATCGAAAATTGCGTTCAGTACATTCATAATTTTAATCCTGAGAAATCCCAAAATCCTTTTGCTTACTTTACGCAGATCATTCATTATGCGTTTCTCCGCAGGATCCAAAGAGAGAAACGTCAACTAGAGATTAAAAACAAGATTATTGAACGGTCTGGTTACAGTGAAGTGTTTGATGACAGCAACACCCTTGACGGACCCAATCATTCTGAGTATAATAGCATCAAAGATGCTGTGCATTCCAAACTTCGTTATTGATGAAAGTAGCAATTATCACTGACCAGCACTTTGGGTGCAGAAAGAATTCAAAACTTTTTCATGATTATTTTCTGAAATTCTATAATGACATCTTCTTTCCATATTTGGAAGAGAATGGAATTACAGAAGTGATTGATATGGGTGATACCTTTGATAGTCGAAAGGGAATTGATTTTTCTGCACTAGCATGGGCAAAAGATAATTACTATGATCGTTTAAAAAAATTAGGAATTAAAGTTCATACTATTGTTGGAAATCATACTGCATATTACAAAAATACAAATGATGTAAATGCGGTTGATTTATTGCTTAGAGAGTATAATAACGTTGACATTTACTCAAGAGCTACAGAAGTAAATGTTGGTGGACTTGACATATTGTTTATTCCTTGGATTACCACAGATAATGAAAAAGAAACTTTTAAACTTATTAAAAAAACAGATTGCAAGTGCGCGATGGGGCACCTTGAACTCCAAGGATTTAGTGTTAATAAACAAATCGTCATGGAGCATGGTCATGAAAGCAAGTTATTTGAGAAGTTCTCCCGTGTCTTCAGCGGGCACTACCATACTAGATCGAATGATGGTAGAGTCTTCTATTTGGGAAACCCCTACGAAATGTTCTGGTCAGATGTCGGTGATCGGAGAGGATTCACCATCTTTGATACAAAAACTCTTGAACATTTTTCGGTAGATAATCCTTATCGTTTATTTTATAATATCTACTACGAGGACAACAATTATCAAACATTTGACACTCGTGAGTATGAAAATAAAATTGTTAAGGTAATTGTTCGTAAAAAAAGTAATTATAAAAAGTTTGAAAAATTTATTGATAAACTTTATTCTGCTAATATTGCAGACCTGAAGATTGTTGAGAACTTTGTTGTTGAAGAGTCTGAAGATTTTGAGGCATTTGAATCTGAAGATACACTTTCTATCTTGAATAGATATATCCAGGAAGCAGAAATTAATCTTGATAAGTCAAAAATTCAAAACATTATGAGATCAACTTATCAAGAGGCATGTGAGTTAATCTAAAATGTATATCTTAACAGTTTATGGAAAAGAAACCGAAGGTGCATATTCGGTAGAAAATAATGATGGAGAACAAATTTTATATTTGTTTGAAGTTGAAGATGATGCCACAAGATATGCTATGATGTTAGAGGACGATGGTGGTCCAGAAATGCATGTCATAGAAGTAGAAGATGATATAATGTTAAAGACTTGTGAATTGCATGATTGCAAATACACAATTATTACAAAAAACGACCTTGTTATTCCACCTGAAGTAAGTCATGATTTTATTTGAAAAGATTCGTTGGAAAAATTTTCTTTCTACGGGTAATCATGAAACTGAAATCAATTTTCAAAACTATTCTACAAATTTGATCATAGGCACTAATGGAGCTGGTAAGAGTACACTTTTGGATGCTCTTACATTTTCATTATTTGGTAAACCGTTTCGTAAAATTAACAAACCACAACTTCCTAATTCTATCAATGAAAAGGATTGTCGTGTAGAAGTTGAGTTTTCTGTTAATAATACAAGTTGGAAAATTGTGCGTGGTATCAAACCAAATGTGTTTGAGATTGAACGTGATGGAAACATTTTGAACCAAGATGCTGCAGCGCTGGATCAGCAAAAGTGGTTGGAACAGAATGTCCTTAAGATGAATTATAAGTCTTTTACTCAGATTGTTATTCTGGGAAGTAGCACCTTTGTTCCATTCATGCAACTGTCTGCAGCAAACCGCAGGGACGTGATTGAAGATCTGCTTGACATTCGTATTTTTTCTAGTATGAATTCTGTCATTAAAGAAAAAATTCGTCTTGTAAAGGAAGAACTTAAAGTTCTTGAACTTAAGAAAGAATCTTTGAGTGACAAGGTTCAGATGCAGCAGAATTTTATTGATGAAATTGAGAATCGTAGTAAAGAAAATATTCAAGAAAAAGAACAGGGAATTGAAAAAATTCTGATTGAAGAAAATAATTTGATGAATAAGAATGAAGAGTTGAACATGGAAGTTCAGGAACTTCAATTTAAACTTGAAAAGTATAGTGGTGCTTCAAAGAAACTTCGTGAACTTGGTAATCTCAAGGGTAAAATTTCTAACAAAGTGTCAACTATTACAAAGGAACATAAATTTTTTACAGAAAATACGGTATGCCCTACTTGCACACAATCTATTGAAGAGGATTTTAGAATAAATAAAATTGAAGATGCTCAAAATAAAGCAAAGGAGTTGCAATCTGGTTATTTAAAACTGGAGGAGGCAATTAAAAACGAAGAAGATCGAGAGCATCAATTTTCTACTCTATCGAAGGAGATTACATCCCTAACGCATGGCATTTCTCAAAACAATATTAAGATCTCTGGATGTCAACGACAAATCAGAAATCTGGAATCGGAAATTCAAAGAGTTACCGATCAACTTGCAAACAGAAATACTGAGTATGAGAAGTTAGAAACCTTCAAAAACAACTTAAGAGAAACCTACGACGATCTCGCATCTAGACGGGACACTATTAACTATTACGATTTCTCGTATAGTCTCCTAAAAGACGGTGGAGTAAAAACTAAAATTATCAAGAAGTATCTTCCTTTGATCAATCAACAGGTCAATCGATATCTTCAACTGATGGATTTCTATATTAACTTTACTCTTGATGAAGAGTTTAACGAAACCGTCCAGTCCCCCATTCACGAAGACTTTTCTTATTCTTCTTTCAGCGAGGGAGAGAAAATGAGAATTGATCTAGCACTTTTGTTTACCTGGAGAGAGGTGGCAAGAATGAAGAACTCCGTTAATACAAATTTGCTAATTATGGATGAGGTGTTTGATAGTTCACTAGATGGAGTTGGCACAGAAGATTTTTTAAAAATTATTCGATTTATAATTAAAGATGCAAATATCTTTGTCATATCGCATAAAGAGTCTCTTCATGATAAATTTGCAGACGTTATTAGATTTGAAAAACATAAAGGATTCTCACGTTTAGTTTCTTAAAGAAAAATTAATAATTTGTAAATTATTACTCAACTTCATTAAAAATTAGAAATGTTTCTATTTCCTGACTAGATAGTGTAGAATTGGAGAAACGAATGAATTAAAATTTTTTCGTTATTTTTTGTCCACAGCATGGAGAAGATCATGCATAATCTTATTTCTTATAATCAGTTGGCGGGTTGGAAGCAAAGCATCCATCGATTGACTAAGACACTAGACCATACCATGGAGGAGTCTGATTTACTTAACGACTATTACGATTGCCTAATAGAATGCAGCGACGATCAAGCATCATGCAAAAGAATTTGCCGAAGCATTCTAGCCTGACCACTTGTAGACAATAGGAGAACTGTCACTTAGTGCCCTCTGCTTCGGCAGGGGGTTTAGTATTATAAGAACAACTAAGACAAACGCATGGCAGTTCAACAGGAAATTAAATCTCAACTTGCTAAACTCCTTGCCACCGAGGACTTAATTGTTGAGCACAAAAATTGTGAGACTGCATCATTTAATGTTCACACTCGTTTGCTTACACTTCCGATGTGGGATAAAGCAACCAATATTGTTTATGATTTGTTGGTAGGGCACGAAGTAGGTCATGCCTTGTTTACACCTGACGAAGATCCTCCAGCACACGTTCCTTTTCAGTTTGTCAACGTTGTAGAGGATGCTCGTATTGAAAAGATGATGAAACGCAAGTATCCTGGTCTTGCAAAAACATTTTTCAAAGGATATCAAGAACTAAATGAAGAGGACTTCTTTTCTATTTCTGATGGGGATGTTGCTAATTTTAATCTTGCTGACCGTGCAAATCTATACTTTAAGGTCGGTAATTTTGTAGACATTTCTTTTACTCAAGAAGAGGATATAATCATTCGTATGATTGAAGATTGTGAAACCTTTGAGGATGTTGTTCGTGTTGCTGAAATTCTTCACAATTATTGTAAGAAAAAGAAAGAAGATAAACCTGAAGTTCCAATGCCTTCTCAGTCAGATGAGGGACAAGTTTCACCTAATTCTGAATCTGAGCAACAGATTGAGGATACTGATGAGGAAGGAACTGAACCTCCTGATCAACAATCAATTAGCAATGATTCGTCACCAGATATATTAAGTGATGATATTGAGGTACAAACTGCTGATGCCCTAAGTGATAATATCAAGGATCTGATTCGTGATACTTTGTATGAGAACAATTATGTTGAGATTCCTAATCTAGATTTTAAATCGGTTGTTGTTGATAATATCGACATTCATGAGTACTGCAACACACATTTTTATCGTTATCATGAATTTCCTGAAACCTTTGATGAACCTGACAAGATGTTCGTTGAGTTCAAACGTTCTGCTCAAAAGGAGGTGAATTATCTTGTCAAAGAATTTGAATGTCGCAAATCTGCTGCTGCTTATTCTCGTTCTTCTGTGGCTCGTACTGGAGTCCTTGATTGCAGCAGACTTCATACCTACAAATACAACGAAGATCTTTTTAAGAAAGTCACCGTTCTTCCAGAAGGTAAGAACCATGGACTAATTTTTGTTCTTGATTGGTCCGGTTCTATGTCATCAGTTATGACTGATACATGTAAGCAACTGTTTAATTTGATTTGGTTCTGTAAGAAAGTTTCTATTCCTTTTGAGGTATATGCTTTCTCTAATGAATGGAATCAACATTACTATGATGAAAACGGTAATTCAATTGTTCCTCCTATAACACCTCATTACGTAAAGAAGGAGAATCTTCTTTCGGTTGATGATAGGTTCTCAATGCTTAACATTCTTACTAGTAAAACTTCTGGTAAAGAACTTGAAAAACAGATGAAAAATATCTGGAGACTTGCTCATGCATTCGGTCGAACATATCAAGCACGGTATTCTTGGCCAGAACGACTTTCTCTTTCAGGCACTCCTCTAAATGAGTCTCTTGTAGCACTTCATACTATCCTTCCTAAGTTTCAGAAAGAAAACAAACTACAGAAAGTTCAATGCATCATTTTGACTGATGGTGAGGCAAATCAATTGTCTTATCATACAGAAATCAAAACTGGTCGATTTGAACCTTATATTGGTAATCGACGTTGTGATTGTGAATCTACTATTCTTCGTGATCGTAAACTAGGAACTACCTATAAGTTTGGTTGGGGATATCATGAATTTACCAAGACTATGCTTCGTAATCTAAAAGATAAATTTCCTCAGGTAAACTTTATTGGCATCCGTGTTCTTGAAGGTCGTAATATTAACAATTTTATTAAATTATTTTATTCTTCTTACAATGAGGTTACTAAACTGCAGCAGGATTGGAAAAAGACTCGTAGTATTTGCATCAAAGAATCTGGATATGATGCATATTTTGCACTTTCCAGTAGTTCTCTGTCACAGGATTCCTCATTTGATGTTGATGATGGTGCTACTAAGGCAAAGATTAAATCTGCTTTTGTTAAGTCTTTGAAGGTCAAAAAACTAAATAAAAAAGTTCTTGGAGAGTTTATTTCACTAGTAGTATGACAAATGAAAAAGATTGGAAAGAGATTGCTAAAGCATCTGAAAAAGATCCTAAAGTGATTGATATTTTAGAGAATGGTCCTAGATCTCTTACCCAGGCATGGTTATTGCAAGCAATGAGATATAAGTATGGACAGTCTGAGAACTGATACAAGGAGGTCTACAAGACCTCCTTTCTGCTTTATAATTACTTTGTTGAAACGAACCACACAATGTCCCGCATCAAAATGACCGAC